CTGTATCCCTAAGTGTCTTAATAAGCAGAGCTATATATGACACTAAATATAGTATGTTGTACCAATGTGGAATTCTATTTGGAGACAGAGAAATGACAAAAAGAGAAAATAGAGAGCTGTTATTAAGTAATGCTGAATATAAGTTAAAAGAAACTATATCATATTTTGGATGTTTATATTCTGAGGACAATATAAGTAGAGCTACGTATGACTATTTGTATGAAAATGTATTATATGTATTAAATAACATTGTTCAGGATGAATTATACAAGGGTTTGGAAAAATAATGGCAAGACCTAAAAAAGATACTTTAGCGGCTATGGCACTGGTTGCTAAAGACCTGCTTGAAAATAATCAAAATATCGCAGATATAGGGGTTATCATTGGTGCTCTTGGCGAAGATTCCTTGAAGTGGCTTAAAGACCTCAAGGTCGAATGTACCACTGTCGATGAGTTTATTGAGATTGCTCGACAGCGTGCAGATATAGCTCTTATAACTGCGGCGGTTAAAACAGCTTTAGGCTATGATTATGAGGAGATAGATGAAAACTTTATAAAAATACCTGATGGTTATGATAGTGTTGGCCGTCCCAAAATGAGGAATGTTAGGAGTGGCAAAAAGGTTAAAACCAAAAGGGCACTACCTAACGAAGCTTTACTGCGATTTCTCCTTAAGTGCCGCCTACCAGAGTATTTTCAGGAGACACAGAGAATTGAAATAAATAAAAAGACTATTGAAATTAAAGAAATAGCCCAAAAAGAGATAGAGAGTTTCGCTGGAAAATTATTGGAAGCTATAGATGTCAAAACCCAAAGCTAAGATATTTGATAGCCCAGAGGGGTTTTATAGGGAAATACCTACTCAAATACAGGAAAATATAAAGTTTAGGATTGAGTTGCATAAGTTACTTGCAACCGACAAAACCTTACAACAAGTATTCCTTGAGTTATGTAGAAGGTATTACCCTATCTTTTTTTCAAGTACGGCGTGGACTATAAATCCACAATTAATGCCCGGTGAAAGGAATCAGCCGTTTATACTACGACCAGCACAGATACCCGCAGTTGAGCGGCTGAACTGGTGTATAGATAATAAACGGGATGCGGGTCTGAATAAGAGCAGAAAACAGGGGGCATCAGAGATTTGTTGTAAGTTGTTTGCTGCAAAAGCGTTATTAGAATTAGATTCACATTTTATTATCGGGTCAAGAAAGAAGGAATTGGTTGATAACTCAGGCGACCCGACTACTTTATTTGCTAAGATAGATTCTGTGTTCAGTTGCTTACCATCCTGGTGGCTTGAATTAACAGGCTATGACCCTAAAAAGTGTCGAAAGGATATGAATTTAGTTATTCCTGCTACTAATTCTTCATTCTCAGGTGATACTACAAATGAGAACTTTGCGGCAGGTAGTAGGGGAACAGCCCTTCTTTTGGATGAGTTTGGGAGACTTGATACTGCAACTGCAAAGTCTATTGAGGGTTCAATACATGATGTAGCTGACTGTGTTATATATTCGTCTACACATTGGTATGGTTTAAACCACCCCTTTAATCTTTGTTTAAATAAAGAAACAACGGAATTTATAGAGTTAATATGGTATGACTCGCCAGTAGAGGCTCCTGGCTTATATGAAACGAAAGACAGGGGGGAGATTACTTTAATTGATGTTGAATGGTGGAGACAGAACCACCCAGAGGTTTTAGAATACGTTATAAACTAATGAGTACTATACTTTACAAAGACCAGAAATCAATTAAAGTTGATTATAAGGCTATGCCTGACCATTTAAAGAAGTTGATGGTAGCAGACGGTCTAAAGGGTTTACCTTCTCCATATCGTAGTCCCTGGTTAGATGAACAGGAAAGAAAAAGGCGGGGCAATAAAAGAGACTTTTTCTGTAATTGTCTGGCTGTAGCTTTAGGTTCAGCCGATACCCCTTTTGACCATACTGTTCTTGAGGAGATTAGAAAGAAGGACATCAGAGAGCCTGATTATAGGGGAGAGTTACTAATCTCACAGTATTCTAATGGTGTAATGAATACTGAGAATATACAATTTATTCCTGGAATAATGGGGAGATTCAAATGGTGGGGAAAACTACCTTTTGGAAGGCCGGAACAACGACATAATTATATTATTGCAGTTGACCCATCATATGGGTTGGGTTCTGCTAATTCTGCTATAATGGTATATGATAGGAATACCTACGAACAAGTAGGGTCGTGGGCAGATGCTAACACTAAGCCAGAAGAGTTGGCTGATATAGCCATAGGGATGGCATATTGGTGTGGTGGAATAAGGTCGTCCTATATTATTTGGGATACTGGTGGCGGTTGCGGCACTATGTTCACTAATCGTCTTGTATTTCACCGATACCCATATATTTATACTCAACGTAGAGAGGACTCTAAAACCCGTAAGCAGGTTCAGAAATGGGGTTGGATTGGACACGCTAAGGCCAAAGACGCTTTGTTAGGAGAACTTGCAATAGCATTAAGTGGTGGTCTTACTGAGGATATAGGTGAGTATAAATCAATTATAATTCACGATAAAGACCTACTGGATGAGTTATTCGATTATGTATTTAGAGATAGTGGGGTTGGTGCAGTAGTTTCCAAGAAGGTTGATTTAAGCACTGGTGCTTTGGAGAGGCATGGTGACAGGGTTATAACTGCGGGACTGGCTGTATTAGCTTGTAGGGAACAGTTGGTAGGTAAGTGGGAAGAAGCAGAGACTCCACCAGTAAACTCCTTTCAAGCGAGATACAATAAAGTCAATGAAGAATTAAACAAAGAAAAGAGTGGGTTTGAGACTCGTAGATATTTATTTTGATAGTTAAAATTTTTTTATCAAGAAAGTTTGATAAATGCCTAAAAACACAAAAAGTTACTTATATAACAACCAAGGCGGCGAGGACAATAGGTTTGAGAAGCGGGTACAACGTCTGACAAGAGCGTGGCAAAAGCGACAGGAAACTGCTTTGGAGAAGCGACAGAAGCTTCTTGCATTGTGGGCAAGTGGGTTTTTTGGTTCAAATTACAGTCGTCAACATCTTATAAACCTTATCGACAGGGGAGTATTTACCATAGTCCCTTATCTTGTTGAGGGCAACCCAAAGGTTCTTGTTGATACAAAGATAGCGAATTGTAGGCCTTGGGCTTTTACCACTCAGTTAGCATTAAACTTCATTCTTGATAAAATGAATTTTGCGGAGAGGACATTGATTCCTGCCGCTATAAACTCTATGTTCGGTGCTGGAATTACCAGAACGTTTACCGAATATGACAGAGTTATAAATCTTGATGATAATGCTATAAAGTATGGTAATAATGTAGTACGTGTTATTGATGATGCAGATTATATAGGAGACGTGGCGGCTAAGACAAGGGATGATTTTATTATCGAAGGGGATATTTATAAACTTCCTACAGAATATGCTAAAGACTTGTACTCTAAATATGCAGATGATATATCTTCTGATTGTAAATTAACTTCCGATTACCACCCTGAAAAGATTTCAAATGGTGAGTGGGATATAAACAGACTATCTCTAAGAGAATATACATCTTTTATAGATTTATATTTATATGATGAGGGAATTACTATTACAATAATGCCATATGGTAAAGCAGCTAAGGTTCTTCATACTGTTGAGGAAGATGGCCCTGGTGGTTCTCCTTATGATTTCTTGGGGTACAAGTTCTTCCCAGGTACTACATATCCTATTCCCCCCGCGTGGGCGTGGCATGACTTAGATGTTACAATGAATATTATGGCTCAAACTGCAAGAGAACAAGCTGAAAGCCAAAAAGACTTATTATTTGTACCGCCAGGACACACAGAGTTAGGAAAGAAAATAACAAGTGCTAAAAATCTTGATGTGATGGAGATGAGCACTGCTGGTGAAATAAAGAAAGAATCGTTGGGTGGTGTGAATCCCGAAAATTATAATTGGATGAATTTTGCTGAACAAGCATTTACCAAAACAGGAGCTAACCCAGATGTTCTTGCAGGGCGTGGTGCTCAGGCCCCAACACTCGGTCAGGAGCAAATGGTATTTCAAAACGCATCTCGTATTGTAAATAATATGCACACTCGCTTTCAAGGATTTATGACGAGCATTATAAATAAATTGGCATACAAGGTATTGCAAGACCCTTCCGAGTATATACCTTTAATGCACCATATACCAGGTGTGGGGGAGTTACCGAAGGTATTTTCTTCTGCCGATAAAGTTGGGGATTTTTATGATTTTGTGTTTAAGATTACCCCGTACTCCACGCAGAGAACATCACCAGAAGTATTGGCTCAGAAACTTATGGGATTTATGACCCAATGGGTATTACCAACGTATCAATTTGCTGCACAGCAGGGTGCAGAGCTTGATGTACCTACGGTTACGAGAATCCTTAGTGATTATATGGGATTTGAAAACTTTAATCAGTTTTATCGTACAGCAATACCACATGAGTTGGCAGGAATTGGCTATCAAATGCAGCCACTTGGACAGGAACAAAGACCTAAAGGGCCAAATGTGGGAAGTAAATCACCTGGTCAGCAAAATGATACATTCGGTGCGTCTGAACCATCGAGAACCGCTAATATGAACCAACAGCAACAACGAACTGGTGGGGGAACAAAATGAAAAAGATAGGTTTGTTTGAAATAGTAATAATATTGATTCTTGTTGGTTTACTTGCTTCATTTATACCTAATAACGTAATGCCAAAATTACCGTTAAGTAATGTAGTTCAAATTAAATGTGAAGTTGAATATGCTGCATACTATGATGAGTATTGTCGTCCTACCGGCAAGGAGGGAAGTGGGGTGTTTATTAGAGACAATCTAATCCTTACGGCGGGTCATATTGTAGATGGTATAGGTAGTGCTAAGATATTTACTATTGACGGTAAAGAGTATGAGGCAAAATCTTGGTATTTAGAGACAGAGGCAGATATTGGATTTATTGAAGTTGACACTAACGATGTTGAAAGTAGACTGTTTTTTGATGATGCCAAACTTGGTGAAGGGGTTTGGGCTTATGGTAATCCCTTCGGGGTATTTCCAATACTAACTAAAGGTATTATATCAGCTATTAATGCCCATGATGGTTTTATGAATACTAAAAATATGGTTATTACTGATACGGCAATTAATGGTGGAAACTCAGGTTGCCCTTTGTTTGATAAATGGGGAAATATTTTGGGTATATGTTCTTGGGGGTATAACTATTCGCAGGGTATGAGTTATTTTGTACGAGCAGAAGTTATCGAGTTATCGTTGGAAAAGTATGATGCTATAAAAGCATTGGAAGAGATTAAGTAATGCCAAAAGAGGAACATAGAAAACTAAAACGGTCGGCTAAAAAAGCAGGACTTACTGGCGAGCGTAAAGAAGCATATATTTATGGAACACTACATAAGATAAAACTTCGTAGAAAGAAAAAGTATTAATGGAATGGTTAAAGGTAATATTTGATAGGCTATTATCTATCTTTCCCAGAATCCTTATTTTAACTTCTTATGAGGCGGCTATTAGAGTAACATTTGGGAAGTATTGTAAGTCAAAGCAAACTGGTTGGTACATATATTGGCCTTTAATTCAACGGGTAATTTGGTTGGAAATTCAAACACAGGTTGTTGATTTAAGAACTCAGTCAATTCGTACTAAAGATAATAAAGATATAATTATTAGTGGGGCAATTCAATATAGTATTAAAGACATAAAGAAAGCTATTGAGAATGTTCAAGATATTGATAAAGCTATTGAAACAATTTCTTTAGGAATAGTTTTTAATTTTGTACATAGTAAATCTCTAATTGAATGTCAAAATATTGATACCCTTAAAGAGGAAATTCTTAAAGGATTAAAAGAGGCAGCTAAAGGATGGGGGCTTAAAATTGAAAAGATTTTTATAACAGACTTAGGAAAAGTACGAAATTTGAGGTTGCTAAGTAATAATTTAATAGGGGTAAAATAATGGCAGCAGCATGTGATGTGAGTATAATTGCGGAAGTTAGTGGTTTGGGCGAAGGTTTAGTTTTTGCTGAAAAGTTTGCAGTAACAGGAACAGTTCTAAAAGCGGTTCTTAACCGGCAAATTCAGGCAGCCACCAATAATGCTGAGGCTTTGAACCTCTGTGGGATAAGTACAGTAGAGTTGGTTATTATAAAAGCAACATCTAATGACCTTCTTATTGATACAGATTGTGCTGATAATGCTTCATTTGCTAAAGACCAATCTGTGCCCGAAGGAGAGTGTAGAATCCTGAAACCAGATAATGATGGTACAGATGGTATATTTATAAAGAACGAGGATGGTACTGAAGTGGTCACAGTAGATTATCTTATAGTGGGGTCAGCGTAATGGCAACTTATGTTGTAAGAACATATTGTTCTAAGTGTGATAAATATTTTATGCCTGTTGGTAGAGGGGCTTATGGTAATTGTAATATATGTGGAAACGCTTTAATTGGAAAGTGTGTCGAGAGATATTCTGTTCAAGACCCAGGTTCAAGAGGTGAAGTAGTTAATATTACTTATGGGGAAAACCCCAGATATTCAGCAACATTAGGGGTTTCGGAGACACAGATTGAGGAGGCTAAGCGACTTCACCCAGGCGTAGAATGGAAAAAATTTGGACACAGTTACCGCCCACTGATAAAAAATAGACCAGAAAAATTAAAGATGATGAAGCAGGCGAACTTCGCCGAGTTTTCTCCCAAAGATTTCAAGGGGCGAAATTAAATAAAATTTTTTAAGGGGACAGTTAGATGAAACCATTATATAAGAACATTTTAGTTGAGAGACTAACAAGGGAGCAACTTGGAAAGGTTATACTTCCAGACTCGGTTCAGGATGATTGGTTCAGAGGCAGGGTAATTAAAGTTGGCCCCAAAATAGAGGAAGATATTAAAGAAGGGGATATTGTGATATTCCCCCCTCCCCCTCCGCACTTAGGGGAGTACCCAGTTATAGGCGATGAGGGTTATATCATCATAAGTGAAAATATGGTTTTGGCTATTGAAGATTAAAGGAGATAGAAAATGGAAGAGAACAAATGTGCAGTATGTCTTTCTGAGGGGTTTAAGTCGGGAACCTTAGATAAAAATAATGTATGTACGATGTGTAATAAGTTGTGGCCTGGAGCTAAGACACCAGAAGATAGAAACAAGAAAAAGAAACCTGAAGTGGAAAGTCGTGAAGCAAGTATTAAAGAACTTGTTACTAAACAGGTTAATGAGTTGCTTGAGTCCTATGGTATATTACATAGGTG